GGTGGTGGCGCGGGTGCAGCAGGAGGAAACGGCAGCACTCCACACGGCGGCCAAGGACTTCCTAGTTCTATTTTAGGTACGCTGTATTACTGGGGAGCTGGCGGGGGAGGTGCTTCTTATAGTACTACCCCTGGTGGCAACGGCGGACTAGGTGGTGGCGGCGGTGGAGGAGTTGGAACAACCACTGGGGGCATTGGTTATCGAAATGGCACCGCTGGCGGTGGTGGCTCACCAAACTCGCAAACAAACACCCCTGGAGGGGATGCAGGCCCTAACACTGGCAGCGGAGGCGGAGGTGGCTCACACTATCAAAACGGTAACCGAGGAGGCAATGGTGGCGATGGTATTGTAGTTATTAGGTATAAAGGAGGGGGTGTAGTTGATGATCCTTACGTTCCTATGACCTATATATTATCTGGTAATCTAACTGCATTTGATAACGGTACTACTATGGTTTCTATTTTTAAAACCAGTGGTGGCTTTGCTTGGGATAATCAAGCATACAGTACTACTCCTTTTACTGCTCCGTGTACAATAGAATTTTATAAATATGCAGCCAGTGGTGATAATGAACGTAGTTACGCAATGATCGGATGGAACGCAGACCCTGCTACTAATGCTAGTTATGACACATTAGATTATTGTTCATATCCTTATCGTACCGATTCTTACAGTGTTCATCACAATGGTACACAGGTTTACTTTGCTACAGCATGGGACCCCGCTAAGAAGTTTTACGTTGTATATGGAACCGATGGCTTTATAAGACATTTCAACGGTTCTACACAGATATATAGTGTAAACTACGGAACAGGGCAAACTGTATACGTTGACAGCAGTTTTTACGCACCTACTATGCCAGAAGGTGGGTTTAGAGAAATAAGAGTAATACGCAAAGCCTGGAACGGCACAAGTTATGTTTAAAAGGAGTTAAAATGAATTACCAAGAATTAGTGCATTTGTTTGGAGCAAACAAGAAATTTTTTGAAAGTGAAACTTTGTTCACTCCTGAAGAAGTTCGCCACATGCTTAATTTTCCACACGCTTACTTGACTACAGCAGGGTCAGATCATCCTAGGGTGTATATTATTTGTGACGAAGAATTTAGCGATTCTAGGTTTACATTGGTATCAAATTAATTATTAGTTAATCTGTTTATTTTGTCTCGTACAACATCGTATTCAAAGATTCGCCATACTCCTGGATGTAGCGGAGTGGGTCTTGTATCTAATGCAGTCCAGCAATAGCCACTGTGTTCTTCGTTAAGGAACGGAATAAATTCTTTTTCTACCGTCATATGGAATGTGTGGTAGATAAATCGTTTATCGGCGGCAGTGTATTTTTCAATAGGCACTAAGCGCAAAAAATGCATTGACCGCCCTAGTTCTTCCTTGTATTCTCTTGCTAATGCTTGTAAGGGACTTTCTCCAGGTTCAGATTTTCCACCAACAATACCCCAAGTTCCGCTATAACTGCTATTGCTACGTTGTAGCCAAAGATATCTGCCAGTATTATTGGCTTGTATTAAAGCACCGCATCCTACTAACTCGACTAAGGCCATTACAACACCAAATGCCATCTTCCGGAAGGATATTCACCTTCATAGCTTTTTATCCAAGCAGTTTCGTCCCATTTGTATTGGACACCTGTGTTTAAATTAGTAACATATTGAACAGCATCTGTTGAATCACTGGCACTAAAACTAACAGTCCAATTGGTACCGTCGTATTCGATAATATCGTTGGCGTTAGCAATAAAGTTTAACCCCCATGCTGCTACTTCGTTGATGTTATTTAGTAGCAAATATCTCTGTCCACTTGCGGCCGCACTTAGTTTTCCACCAGGTATGCTTTTTTGTGGATTTATAATAGCATCTATAGGTAGTAGGGTATTAACCGGAATAGTGTCTATATCCACGTTAAACAACAGCACAGACGGATCTACGGTTGACATACGAGTTACATATCCTACAATGTCTGGAGTGCCATCTTCAAAAGACAATCGTAGCTGACTTATGCCGTTTCTTAAATCTCCAAGCAACCCTATAATAATGTTCCAATTTTGTGGACCTACAGCATCGTTATTAAGAGTAACAGCAACGTCATCGGCTGTCCAACTTTCTTGTGGTAACACCAATTGTGCTAGCCCATTTAACAATAACACCGAATACTTTAAAGGGGTAATGTACTGTCTATTTCCATTAAGTAATTTACCTGCTATGATAGCATTTTCCATTTCTTCATTTGTTTCGTATATGCTGGCAATAATTTTTTCAACCACACCAAGTTTTTTAACTTTAACAGGCGCACTTATCCACACAGGCAATTCAAAAGACAGTGTAGCAACGTCATTAGGGTTTTCTGTTCCGGTAGGCACAGTCCTGCTGCTCCATACAACATCTGTTAATTCCACATAACTCAAACTACTCCAGTCAACATAGTTGTCGGTATGTTGTAATTCAATTGCTGGATTGTACAGCGCTAGTATTTGTTCTAATATTTGTAGTTTTTGTTCAGTGTTTGATGTCCATATGTCTAGTTTTAAATTTAATTTATAAGGCACAGGCATAAGACGTTCAACGGTGAACATATTACCTTGGGTATGAGTCAACAATCCAGTATCAGGATCAGGCTTTCTTTCTCTGATATTTAATTTACTTACAAAATTTGGTTCTTGCACACGAGCTCGATCATATTTTAAGTCAGTAATAAATGCAGCCATTACAGGAGTAGTACTGAGATTTGTCTCAGTGTTATTTGCTAATATTTGAGCAGCTTGGCGACTGGGGTCACCGTAGATTACAGGTACACGAATAAGAGCGGTTGCACCGGCGCTATTTAAGCCGGTTTCGACTTGAAAATTGCTCATTAATCGTATAAATTGAAGCAAAAATCGCCGTATTTGGCGGTCGTAAAAATATGTTTGCATTGTTTAATCTTCTGGTGGTTTAAGGGCCTTGCTTAGGCTTTGCCTACTATTAATTATTGTACCATCTTTGGCTGTAAACACAGATGAGTTATTAACGAAGCCGCTCTTAAGTGTTTGATTACCACTAGCACCTGTAGTGTAGTTAGTTCGCACACTGTCTTCAATTTTACGCCAGGCTTTGCCGTCCCATCTAAACATGCGATTGGGCATGTAATCTATTCTTACAAAGTAATCACCAATTTCTGGTACTAAAGGAAACTCAATGCCTGCTGCTACTGGCCACCCATTGGGCGCTATTCCATCACCGGTTAAATATCCATTTACACTTTGAGTAGGAGACATTGCTTGATAATCAGCAGAATATGCTTCACTTGATATATTAACAGAATTATTACCGGCATCTGCAGGAATTGGATTTTCTGGTACCCCATCGGCAGTAATAGGTGGAACGTACATTCTGGTAGTGTCGTAACCGCTTTGCGGAACGTCGTTTTCTGATTGTGCAATAATTGCATCGTTAATGTTAATAAAAGCGTCGTATATTGATGACACACCAGGCCCGCTATTAATAATATCTTTGTATTCTTGTCCATCAACCATGGGCTCACATTTAACACGCCATAAATGTGGCCACCAAGTTTGACTAAACCCTTCTGCAGCTCTATTAGCATCTTTAATTACATAATACTTTCTTAATGCTTCGGGTATAGTATCGTCTAATGGAAAAAAATCTTTAAGATGTTCTAATTCTAATACATCGCCTACCATTAATTTACGACCCAATGTTTCAACCATATTGTTTAAATGAAAGGTAATAAAAATGGTATCGTTTGATAATTGAATGCCAAATTGGCTTAAATCAAAATCGTTATCTGCAACTTGATATATTCCTCGTAAATTAAATATATCGGGGCGATAAGTTCTATCTCGATTTTCTAAAAACAGCAAATCTTGTACATTCTTTGCTGACACATTAGAATATTCTGGTACAGTTGAATCGGTACTGTCTGTTTGAACCGCTGGGCCTAAATATAAATGTATATTACAACCAGTTCCACCAACTGTGAATTGTTCATTAATGGTTCGGTCAAGGAAACGGTAGTCATTAGTATGTCTACCGTTTTTCCACATTGATAATCTAGGCATATTGGTCCTTTTGAATATTTATGGCTTTTTAACACAGGTTGACACAGTATTTAAATGGTGCTATACTAGCAGGAAGCTGAACACACTGAGAGGCAGACATGGCTCGTATCAAAGTTGAAAAATCCACCAAAGCGCCGCGCACTCGTGTCCCACGTAACCCGCTGTTTCTTGACGAATCACGTGTAGGGTATGAGCCACAGTGGGATCCGGTGGCGTCGTTAGAACTAACCGATGCAGAGTTTGATGTTAAATTGCGGACTAGTTTTCGGTATTATAATTATTTTTATAGTGTACGCGAATTGCGTCCTGCATTTAACAGCTGGTTAAGCAAGAGCGAAATTGTCGACAGTGCTACTCTAAAAGCATATTTAAAAACACCTGACTCGCTAACTCCAATTACAATTGCAGCATTGGTTCGTGCCCACAGCGCCGGCATGCCAATGAAAGATCGTTTTATTAGCCATATTCGCAAAACAATTAACGAAATTGTTACATTGGTTAAAGATCAAGTAGAAGAAACAGAGCAAAGAGAAGAAAAACCCAAAGCAGCAGTCAAGCCACCATCAATTCAAGATCGTTTGCGTGAAATTGCCGACGGACATGTGGCGCATATCGAAACCTTTGAAGACCAATTAGCGTCAGGTCCCGTTGAGTTTGATGCGTATGGGTATTTTCACGAAAAAACAATTACACAAGGTACTATTGTGCAAATTGGCAAGTTCTTTAGGCCGCACTTTGAAGAAATTGTAGAAGCGGCTGACGGGCGTGATGACCAACTTAAAGAAGGTTATCGTTCTTGGACTAAAGAGCGTTTCAAACGCTATTTGAAATTCTATACTTCGCTGTTTACCGATATTGAAAAGTATCAGCAACATAAAACAGTAACTCGTAAGCCGCGTGTTAAACGTGCACCTAGCAAAGAAAAACAAGTGTCTCGAATCAAGTATTTGAAACAAGATTCGGCGCTCAAGATTACGTCTATTAATCCTGCTGACATTATTGGTACTACCCAATTGTGGGTGCTTAACACAAAGACACGCAAGTTGGGCGTTTATGTAGCAGACAACTTGCAAGGCCCACTTGGAGTTAAAAACTCTACAATCATTGGGTTTGACCCTGCGTTAAGCGTGAACAAAACTATTCGCAAGCCTGAAGAAGTGCTCAAAGAGTTTTTTAAATCATCGAAGCCTGCGTTAAAAAAGTTTATGTCTACAATCCGTGCTACAGAAAGTAGACTGTCTGGGCGCATCAACGAGGACACACTGTTGCTCAAGGTACTTTAAGATAAATATCTAAAAGGATTGAGCATGAGTTCTACCGTTGACATATTAAGAGACAATATCGCTGATTATATCTTTGATAGGCTAGGCGCAGGTATTATTGATGTTGAGCTCGACAAAAAGCATATTGATACAGCAATTGATCAATCACTGCGCCGTTATCGTCAACGATCCTCTGGTAGTGTAGAGGAAAGCTACCTTGTTCTACCTATTATCAAAGAACAAAGTGATTACATACTACCAGAAGAAGTAATACAGGTGCGGCAAGTATTTCGTCGAGGCATTGGGTCAGTTACTGGCACTACTGCAAGTCAATTTGAACCTTTTGCTAGTGGTTACCTAAACACTTATATGTTAGTCGCAGGCCGAGTGGGCGGATTAGCCAGTTATGATATGTTTACACAATATCAAGAACTAGCTATGCGTATGTTTGGTGGATATATTAATTTTACATGGAATCGAGTTACTAAAAAAATTAGTTTGATTAGAAAGTTTGCTACTGGTGACGAAGAAGTTATTTTATGGACTTACAATTACAAACCAGAAATAACTTTACTAAGCGACTTTATGATTCAACCTTGGATACAGGCTTATTCGTTAGCATTAGCCAAAGACATGTTAGGTCAAGCTCGTGAAAAATTTGCTACTATTGCAGGACCTCAAGGTGGTACTCAGCTTAACGGCGGTGCATTAAAAGCAGAAGCCAAAGAAGAAATGGCTGCTCTCGAAGAAGAACTTAAACTTTATGTTGATGGCTCGGATCCTCGGGCATTTGTTATAGGTTAAAAATGATTATTGGATTGTCTGGACTTATTGGGTCAGGTAAAAATACTGTTGCGGAATATTTAAAAAAACAAGGGTTTGTAGAATTAAGTTTTGCTGCTGCCCTTAAAGATATGGTTGCTGCTACATTTGGGTGGCAACGAGAATTACTAGAAGGTACTACTCAAGAATCTCGAGAATTTAGAGAAACTGTAGACGCATGGTGGAGTGAGCGTCTAGCTATACCAAACTTTACTCCTAGGTATGCGCTACAGTATGTTGGTACCGATGTTTTTAGAAAGCATTTTAACGATGCTATTTGGGTATTAAATGTAGAGAGAAAGATTTTTAATCTTACTGCACAGGGCACAAATATTACCATTACTGATGTTCGCTTTCCTAACGAAGTAGCTTCACTGCGAAAGCTGGGTGGAAAATTTTTACTGATTAGTCCAGTAAATAAACCCGAATGGTACGAATTAGCTAAACGCTATGTTAGAGGAATTGATTACGATCGTTTTTGGATGATCCAAAATAAGACTAGTATGAAAGACCGCTATCCTCATGTTCACGAAAGTGAATATGCGTGGATTAACGAGCATTTTGATGCTGAAATTATTAATTCAGGCACAATCGACGATCTGCATCAACAAGTGCAAAAGCAGTTAGAAATCTGGGACTAAATCTCCTGTAGTCCAAGGTAGTCTCAGTGTTGATATTTCCACAGCACAGTTACAACAAACTGTTCTAAGATTTTTAAAATTGGTATTCTGCGTGTTGTGGTCGGCGTAGTGCAATTGTAACTGTTCGGGTATGCGCGGCAAAAATCCACATCGTTCGCATTTGGATTTTTTCTTATATCCTGGTACTAGGTTAGTAACCAGGATTTTTTTATGGCTGCAAGTGTAGCACTTTGATCGATAGTGTCGTTGTCCATCTTTGATATAGTTGGTTTGCGCTGTTCGAGTTTTACATTCTTTACAAATTGGTGCAGGCATTTTTAAAGGACCTTTAATTTTAAAGTATTTATAGGCAAAGGCGCCGCAAAGGTCCAGATAAACAAGTAAATTTACTGTTTGATAATAAATATTTAGAACACTTATTTGAATAAGGATATAAAAAATGGCTCTCATTTCACCCGGCGTAGAAGTTTCAGTTATCGACGAAAGCGCATATGCACCACAGGCAACAGGCACAGTTCCTTTGATTGTCATAGCCACGCAGCAAGACAAAACCGGAATTTCCGGCACAGGCACCGCTGCTGGGACTATTAAAGCTAATGCTGGTAAACTGTCAATTGTATCAAGTCAGCGAGAACTAGCAACACTGTTTGGTTCGCCTTACTTTAGCAAAACAGTAAACGGCACACCAATCCATGGCAGCGAAGTAAATGAATATGGACTGATGGCAGCATATTCTGTGCTAGGTGTTAGTAATCAAGCAATGGTCCTACGAGCAGACGTTGATCTTGCTGCACTAGAAGGCACTTCAGTTCGTCCAGCTGGAAGATCAACAGACGGGTTGTATTGGTACGATGTTGCTGATACTTCATTTGGTATTTCAGCATGGAATGCTGGTACACAACAATTCACAGATGTTACAGTTACTCCGATTACATCCGGTGGAACTCCTACTAGTTCTTACGGTAACATTGGCGACTATGTATCAGTAGCGACTACTACCGCTAATCAAGTGTACTACAAGAATCGTTCCAACACATGGGTAGCAGTAGGCAGCACAGCATGGCAGGCTAGCTTACCAACTGTCACTGGTACTATTTCTTCTACTACAATTTCTTCTGGTACACTTACACTTAATACTATTGCAATTACATCCGGAACAAGTTTT